ACCTTCTCGGCGTCGGTCGGAGTCGTGGACTTGTCGTCCGTCATCACGATACCGTTCTGAGTCAGTTCGTCTTCGTCCAGACCGAAACCGTCGTGGAAGCTGCCCCAGACGTACTTGGCCTGATTCAGGGTCCGCTTGCGGTTGTAGGTGACCTGGGAGTCGCCGAAATAGGACTGGAAATTGCTATCGTTGCTGAAGCGCAGCTGCTCGACAACGTACTGCAGGCCGCCGCCGTATTCCTTCTTGCCGGCAACGAGCATCTCGATCAGGGGACGAACCGTATTGATGTTGTCAATCGGGTCGTTTTTGAGGAAGTAGTCAATGGCGGCTTTGGCGCCATATGTCAACTGTTCGGTCGTAAAAGGCATGATTATGTCTCCAAAGGTTAAGGTAACTCCTTGCCTTTGAGACAGCGCGGTATCTCTTTTACGCGCCTACCGCATGCGAGTGCGGCTGACCGACCTAGAAGGCTAGCGCGGCCATAAAATCACATTATGTCGCGGGTGTCAAACCTGAATTACGGGCTTGCCTTTAGATTCTTCACTCGACAGACTGACAATATTCCCTTCTGCGCATCGATCACCGCTAGAAAACTGGTATCCCCGTTCGGCGCGATACTGGGCCACAGGCAGAGTTTCAAGCCGCCGGCGATAATCGGTAGGTTGGGATGCTCGGTGAGGCTCTGCAGGATCGAATTGCGGAAAGAAGTGCGTGAACGGTCCTGAGACAGGTCGGATGCGAGCCGTTCCGCAATTCTTGCGTAGTTCCAAAGCCCGTTGCTCTGCATACCAAGTTGGGCGCACGGCGCCGCTGGCGGGTCGAGGCATGCGCTGTTTCCGGTCGTTTGCGTCGGCGTCATGGAAGTAGTCTCGTCCGCTCGTCCACATGTCGATGCCAGTCACTATGACTGGGTTCCCGCCGAGCGTCGCTGCTACATGCACAGCCGTCAAGCCGCTGTTCCCCTCGAAACTGTACTCTGGTAAGCGGAAGTCCGCGTAAGAATGCTTGCTGATCAGCGGCACGCCCAAGGGCCTCAAATGATCGACCATCCATATCTTGAGGCCTGCATGGCGCTTGTCGACATGTACGATATAGTCGACGAGAAAGAGCTTCTGCAGCGTACCGTGCGAGTTTGCAGATATAACACATCGCGGAGTGACTCCTAGCTCGATGAGCTTCGGAAGATCCTGGCGAACGGATGGACCACCGCCAATCACCAAAATGGGCTGATCGTCGTACTGTCCGAAGAGATCTTTGATTGATTGGCTCATTCCGCCGATGCTAACACTTGCGCCAGAGCGGCGCCAACGCCGTCCACGAAACCCTCGTCAGTTGCCAGTTGATGGCCCAGCGTCCACAGGACTGCGTGCATGACCTCGTGCATAAAACTGTGCTGAACGAGAGAGGGCGGGTTATCCACGTTGACCTTGATCGTCAGCGTCGCGAAACAGCAAACGCCGTTGCAGGCATCCCCGTCAACATCAAACACTCCGTGGACGTGCTCTACCGTCCACGGATGACCCATCAGTTGGAAGCTTTTTGGAATTTCCACGACGAAGTGCCCTCTTCAGTTGCTCGGCGCGCGCTTTGAGCCACGCGCGCCGTTTGGCACATCCGCCGCAGCTCATCAGCCCCGCATTCCGTCTATGGCTGACGATAGCGCGTCCAAAGCCGAGCCGGGAGTCTTGACAGTTCCACCGCTCGGAGTAGACGGCCGAAGCGGCTGATTCTTCGGCTTATTTATTACCGGCACTGCGGGCCGAGCCGCGGCGACTAGTGCAGCTTTCGGAACTACCTTGGTCTTCGCGTATTCCTCGAGGAACCGCGTTTTCCACTGCTTCGGTGGAAGTTTCCCCATCTCCGCTTTGAGCTTTGGCACAATGATTGCATACTTCGCCGCATACTGTGGGTCTGCCGCCGCCAGTTCATCGCCAAGGGCATCCAGCTCGGCCGAGGCGGCCTTGGCCTCCTGCTCCGTACTTTGAGCCGCTTGTGTCTCTTTGGCCCTTGCCGCAGCAATCGTATCCGCGCGCTTCTTGCCGGCGCGGTGCATGGCAAGCTCAATCGCCGTCTCGCGCGTCATCGCGCCGGCGCGAATCCCGTCAATGAGATCCTGCTGACCGTCGAGCCAGTTCACTTCCGGCAATGGCTTGCCCATGCGAATCGCCAGGCCCTGCAGCTCACTCTGCAGCAGCTGGTAGGCCGCCTCGAGGCGAGCCGGGTCCTCAGAGTGAACCGCCCCCAAGTAGCCGACCATCGCACCGAATTCCTGGGGCGTGGCGCCGGTATCCATGATCGCGCCAATCATCGCGCCATTGTTCTCGGCAACTGAGCGCAGCGTCTTGACCTCATCGGCCAAAGAGCGGATTCTTTCCTGGGTCCGCGGCGCCAAACGCGCATCAATGGGGTCGTTCACATGGTCGGGCTGTTTACCGTCTTTGCCGGTCTTGTCCTCGGGCTTTTCTTCGCCCTCTTTCTTTTCGCCATCAGCCGCATTCTTCTTTTCGGCGCCTTCCTTGTCGGTGGCGCCCTCGCTGTCCTTTGCGTCTGCGCCCGCTTCCTTGCCTTTCTCTTTACCCTTACCGGTAACTGAGTCGATACCTGCGGTCAGGGCCTCGGCCAGAGATTTAGGACCCTCGTCGGCGGATCCCAGACTATCAGCGCCCCCCGATACGTCATCGGCCTGACTACCGGCAGCACCGGAGCTGTCTGTATCCAGTTCCGCAGTTGTGTCGGCGTCAGTCCCTTCAATTTCGGTCTCCGGGGTCTCGTCATTTTCATTTTCCATGGTAGTGAGTGCTCGTCGTTACTTCGTTGGTGGAGGTCCTGCCCCAGCTGCCGGCTTCGGCGGCTCGAGCGTCAAGGGTGGCATCTTAACACCGGGTGCGAGATCTGTCGGCATGCCTGGAATTGCAGGGGCAGGTTGCCCCGGCGGGCCGCCCGGCGCGGCGTTGGGGTCGCCCTGCGGTCCCAGATCCCCACTCTGCTCCAAGAGCAGCTGAGCGTCTCCAGGCGGCAGCACTCCGGTTAGGGATACGTTCACTTTCACCTGTGGCGGCGCAGGCGGCGGAGGTGCTGGCGGTGTCGGTTCGCCTTTCGGAATGAACTCGTCGAGGTCCAATCGATCGTCCATGCGCTTGAGCGTTTCGCGCAGAACCATGATCAATGCCTGCGCCAAACCTGGGTCAGTAATTTGCGCGTTCCGGATCTGTATGAGGCTCTTTTCCAGCAATGGCAGGATCGTAGCCCAGTTCGCCTTGTCAGCCGCCGTATTCGGCTTACCTGTCGTGCCGGCGTCGATATCAACTTCAACCATTGTCAGAAGGTCTTCGACATCCATCGATGGCACTTGGCCCGTTTCTGGGTCAACCGGAGGCGGCTCGCCGGTAATCGGATTCGGTTCTGGGTTGTCGTTCGGGCCGAGCCAAAACGCATTTTTTCCGCAGACTCTTAATACCCAAGACAGTGGGCATTCCTGAATGGAGCACTCAGCGGTGTAGACTGCCAGGTCATCCAAACCTTCCTCCAGGCTATCCCGGTCGCTGCCGGTACGGCTCTGAAAGCCCTGATGCTGAATGCTCGCCTCGGTGGCCGTCTTCGGCTCGTTGGCGGCCGTAGCCCCTTGCGACAGCGCCTCTTGAACGCCGCTGATGCGCTCCATGTCGGAAACAGTCGGCGCGGTGTCATACAACTGCTGATTGTAAGTTGGCAGCGGCTTTGGTGCGAACATGTTCTGTACAGGTGTATTCGCGACACCTTGCAGTGCAATATACTCACCGTCAACGCCCTGCTCGAGCTTCTTGGCCTCGTCCGGCGGCAGACTGCCAGCATTGAACAGGACGCCGGGGCGTGAGCGCTGGCGGGTTAGAACCTGCGCCGAGCGCGTGCCGCTGTACTCGTCCTGCAGTTTACGCAAACGCCAGGGTAAGGACTGAGGGTGGCGTTGACCGTCGACCGGATAGAACCAGAGGCCAAAGAATGGATAGAACCTCTCCGTAGCCTGCGGGGGCGGGTACGGTTCGACCGCCCATTTCTTCACGCCATCGACGATAGTCCTGACAAGTTGGTTTTTGCGATCCCATATTTCAATGATCTTCGCGAATGACGTTGGTTTGGCGCTGCCGCTCGGGGTCAAGCCTTGGCCTTCCGGCACGGTCTGCGTGTATTGGCCGATATCCTGCGTATTGTCGCCCAGAACCTGCTCCTCGCCGTCGCCTTTGAGGGCAACATTGCGCTGGTAGTACTTGGCAACTTCCTTGATGTCGTCTTCTGTCAGCCGGTCGAAGCGGGACAACAGCGTGTCAGTGCGTACGTACATGTCGCAGCTAATCCAATCTGCGTCTGGGTAGTCCGTAACGTCGGAAACGTCCAGGGAGACTTGAATATCTTCTGAACGCACGAAGTCGCACATGAGGCCGTAGCCTTTCTGCTTCTGCTTTCGCGCTTCGAGGCCTTTAATTGATTCTTCAATGGCGAGCCTCTTCTGCTCGAGGTCTCCGCCATCGTCGTCTTCCGCCAATGCCTTTTTGTCGGCCTCGATGCGCTCAAGTTGGGCCTGGTATGTTGACAGCGACATCTCGATTTGGGGCGCCGGCTTCTGTTGAGTCAGGAATGTTCCCTTAATCCAACCCATTCCAACAGTCAGCGCGGCGCGGACCCACTTCTTACCGGCCTTTTTGAGCTTGCCTTTCTTCCACAGTTCAGAGACGACGAGTTCTAGCGTCGCCGCGAACTTCGTCATCGTCGCGTCAGGCTGACTGTCTACCTTCTGTGCGGGTCGTACACTGACATCTGGGTTTTGGGCGAACAGAAATGACACCAGAATGTCGATGAAAGCGCCAATGAGGTTGGCGTCAGATGCCCAATTAGGGTCAGCAAGCCCAGCTGCATACTTGCGATCACGCGCGTACTGAATGCGCGCCGCCTTGTCGAAAGCGCGAGCGGTCTTGTACTCACCTTGCCACTTTTTGACATCATCCAACTCCGCTTGGTCGTCACCTTTCTGGTCGGCCAGAGCTTTATCCATTGCGCCGCGAGCACCAGAATTTAGTGCCTGGGCACTATCCTCGACATTGCCGAGCAGATCGCTTACATCGTCCATTACTTGTTGGCCTTCTCAGCGGCGATACGTTGATATGCGTACTGGCGCGATTTCTTGACTTCAACGACGTCGTACTTCACGCCGCCTGGGTATTCTTTCTTGCCCTGGAGCAAAGTGGACAACTTGCTTTCCGCGGTTGGGGCGGCAGCCATAGCTTTATGCAGCACCTCTTCATCAGAAACGTGGGTGGCTTTCACTCAATCTTCCTCGGATGCCGAGGAGCCCGCCTTGACGCCGGCACTCACCGCATCAAACATGGACTTTCCGCTTTTCTGCTTGTTGGCTGCCATCTTCTTGAGCTGCAGTTCGACACGCCGGGACTTCTGGCCGTTCGCCCGGTCGCTTTCCTCCACGGAAATGACGTGACCGTGGGCGCCGACGTCGAACACGTCACCGACCTTCGGAGTATCGACGCCGAGCTTCGACAGCGCGTCGCCATCGAGCGTGATGCGATGGTTGTAACTGTACGGGTCCGGCTTGTATTTGCCAATCGAAGGACCGTCCAGCTCCTTCTTGCCTTGCTTCATCGACTTGAGATTTAAGGCCATTTTACTACCGTGCATCGCTAGTTAAATTCAGGCCGGTTTAGCTTTATGGTGACCCCGCGGCCACCGGCCTTACATCGCCGCAAGACGCCTCCACCGGAAGGTGAGGCGAACGGTAGCAACTTGGCTGTGATTATGCAAGATGGCGTGGCAGGGGTCCAAGGTGTCGAACCTTGCCGGCAGAGATTTGGAGTCTCGCCCATCGCCCGGAAAGTGACCCCTTCTGCGGCCCACATCCTTGTGGGTGGAACTGGATCCATGGTTCCAGACCGAATATAGACTTTATCAAATCTGGCACATTGTGCAACTATATGTGCTCAAGTACCGCCAGTTTGAGCAGTCGGCAGACATCCTCGTACTGATCGCGAAACTGGCGCCGGTAGCGTCGACGTGTCGCCTTGGGCACCCAGCTTGGCGACCAGGCCCAGAGGGAGGGGCCGTCGCCCTCCTGGCGGTATAGCAAGACGATGCTCTCGGCCCGCGCTTGTTCGATCAGCTCGACTGCACTAGACATATCGCACCTTGTGTATGTCCTCTTTTTTTTTGTACTCTACCCAATCCCCCGAGAACGGCACGAGAAGCTTCGGGTCGTCCTGCGGCGCCTGCCCGTTTTGCACTATGTCCTGTACCCGGCCGGCAAGACCTGCCGCGTCCGCGTGGTCATCCCACCTCGAGGCGGGCATTGTCGCGAGCTGCATGTACATCTTCTCAGCGATCGGCGCGATCTTGCCGACGTTCGGCAGATGCACGATGCCCGTCGAGGCCAGAGCCTTGAACGAGGCACACTTGGCGACTTTATCCTCACCGGAATACATCGGAGTCAACACAACGCGCCATGCGCCGCGCTTGCGCATCGTTTTGTTAATGGACGGCGCGATGGAGTTATGTATGACGCCCTTTTCGTCGAACGCTTCGCGCACGGTGTTGTCGCGGCATAGTTGGAAAAACGCCGGGATAGACTTCTCAGTGTCTACTTGGCCCTCGAACGCATCCAGCATATACCACTCGCCCAGGTAGTCGATGCCCCAGACGAAGAAGGCGCACCAATCGTTTTTCTGGTCCTCGGTAACAGCCCAGTCAGTCGTACAGAATCGGCGCATCATGGAGGGCGGCGGCCAAGTGGAGGGGTCACCCCACTTGAACCAGTCGCGGTTCCAGGCCTCGTTGTTTATGGGCTTGGGCCGTTGCTGGTAGAGGGACCCCCATACGCGCGAACCATCGCGTCCGCCGCGATTCTCTGCCATTTGCCAATGTCTGGCAGGGTAGAACTCTGGCCAGATGTATTCACCGAGCTTGCGGCCAAGTGGGTCTGACAGAAGTTCGCATTTCGCTTGCAAACACAGCACGCGCCACACCTGGCCGTCTTTGCACAATATGTCACCGCTCTCGCCCTCCCATGTATCTGGCAATATGTCGCCGGCCAAGTCGCGCTCATTCCAACGTGTCATAATCAAACCAACACCCGCGCCGGGCAGCAAGCGGCTGCTGATCGTCGCGGCGTACTCTTCGCGCACTCGCTTCTGCCGAGCGTCGGAGTCTGCCTCTTCCTGATTCTTCGTCGGGTCGTCAATGAGAAAGAAATTCGCGCGCCGGCCCGTGATGCCGCCCAAAATACCAGCAGCAACCAACTCTGAGCCGTTGGATAGGCCCCAGTCGCCAACGGCTTCGCGGACCAACTCGAGCCGCTCATCCCATACCTGATACGTCTCATCCTTGCATATCGTCTGGATGCGTCGGCTCTGCACTTCTGCGATGTCATCCGCGTACCCCGTTATGATCCCGCGGTGATTCTTGAACTTCCCTAGTGCCCAGGCCGAGGCCACGTTGGCGTAACTCGATTTGGCACAGCCAGGAGGTGTAAACGTCATGGTCCGCGCATACGGCACGGTCATGGTGTACTCCATCTGGTCGAGGATGAGCGCGTGATGCTTCGCCATCAGCATCCGCGCCGGGCCTAGTATGTCCTCGTCGAGGTCCTCGATGGGCGGCACAGGGCAGAGCGGGATGTTGACTGACAGCGCGAAACTATGCAGATACATCTGCGCGCGCTGTCGTCTCAGCAGCTCAGCCGCGGCTGCCCGCTTGCGCTCCGCTACCGAGGCGTACTCGACAAACTCATCACTCACTGTCGCGCTGGTCCTGACTCACACCACCCAGCATCTCGGCCGCCGTGACGAGATCCGCCTTGAACACGTGGTCGCCCGTATGCGTCGTCTTCGTCCACCATGCGAGGTAGGTCTTAAACCCAACATCTGCGGCCCTGGAGCAAAACGCATAATCCTCTGTCAGCCATTCCCACTTCCCCGGCCGGTCGGCACTCTGCACGACTCGCGTGTTGCACAGGGGTGGGAAGTCCGGGCCGCCGGCAAGCTCCACCTTCGGCGTGCCGCGCGCCGCCAGCGTCTCGATCACAACTCGCTTGATGACGGTCAGGCCGAAGCCGACGCGTCTTACCGGAACCGCCTTCCGCTCGGTGAGGTCCACGTCATTGCCTGCTGCTCCTGTGTCGAATGTGAAGACTGCGCCGGCCAGTGCCAGTGCATCGGGCTGTGGATGCGGCGCCAGGGAGGCTTGGCGGGCCGCCCGTTGGATCGCCTCCCAGTCGTACTTCTTCTGACAGCACACGGCGCCGACAATGGGCAAGTCCGACTCGACCATATCCAGCACGTCCTGCGGGTCGAACCCCTGGTCGCTGTCGATGAAGATGAGGTCCGTGCCGTCGGTCTTGTACAGGAAGTCGCGCATCATCGTGGTCCGCGCGTGCGCGATACTCGAGTGTCCGATCAACCGGCTCGGCTCCATCGGTATGCCGCGCTCCAGGCAGAGCTTCTGGAGTCCGAGCATGCTGCCGTAAAAATTGTCGTGGTAGCCGTGGTGTGCCGGGGTCGCGACGACCAGCCGACGCGGCTTGTACATGGCGCCGATGTTAAACGGGCCGGTTGAGTCGAGTGGTTGCATGCCGTAGTTTGTCATTGGTCCGCCACTATTGTTTGTAGATCGCTCATTGAGTATTGCTTCATGTTGCCGCCCTTGTCCTTGACGTCGACGCTGATCGATTTCATCTTCGGTACGCTGAATTGCAGCAGCTCAATGAACAGCTCGATCGCATCGCGCGGGCGTGGCGCCACGATGAATTTGGAATCGTCGTATGGATCCTTGATGCCGTTGCCAATTTCCTGCAGCCAGCGCTGCACGTTGTCGATGTTGCCGTTCACCAACTCGGAGACGCCGTAGCGAATCCGCGAGCGCGTCACTTTATCGATGGCCTGGGTGGGCATCGGTTTGACCGGGGCCGGGAGATTGCCCATCAGCGAGCCGAGCATCACGTCTTCTTGGGACATCGTGATATTTCCATCTGTGTGAGCGTATTTTTGATCCATACGCGTGAGGATATACGTCGGGCTTGAGGTTTGCCATAACCGTTGAGCCGATATTGGATTATGTTAAGTGAGATATAAAAAGCGGTGAGATTAGCGCGGTCGGCCCGGCGCCCCGCGAATCTAAGCCGGCCTTTTGCACAGCGGGGGTCTCCCCCTCCTTCCGCGATTCGCAATTAGCCTGCCCTAGCACAGCTCGCGCGCCGCGTCAAGCGAAAAGCTGATAGCTGCCTGGGCAGGCTGC